AAGCGGCATTGAATTTGGCCCTGCATACTCTGGAACATCTAACTTGATACAGCATTACAGCCGCTCTGGTGCAGTTTACGTTGACGCGGTAAATGTAGCGGCAATGCATCGATTTAATATTGGCGCTACCGAGAAGGCTCGCCTCGATCAGTCTGGCAACTTACTCGTGGGTACCACCGATGCCGCAGTTGGTGTAGGCAATACCAATACTGGCCATTCGATAGGTGCGGCAGGGTACGCGGCACACAGTCGCACTAGCGGTATACCTCTGTTTGTGAACAGAAATACCATTGACGGAACCCTCCTTAACTTTAGTAAAGATGGCACAACCGTTGGCAGTTGGCAGTCAAGAGCTAGCTTAGTATCAACAATTATTCTCGACCCACGGGCTAGCGGGGTTGGTCTGAGTGGTGGCGGTCCTTTTATTTACCCTACCGATAACGCCGGTGCTATTTCAGATGGTGCTATTGGCATAGGCCGGAGTACTTCACGTTTTTCAGACCTCTTCCTATCCGGCGGTGTCTACCTCGGCGGCACAGGCGCTGCTAACAAGCTTGACGATTACGAAGAAGGGACTTTTACGCCTTTGCTTGCATTCGGAGGTTCTAGTTCCGGGCTGAGTGCTTCCACTAACACTGGTGAGTACACAAAAGTTGGCAATCTAGTTACCGGCTCACTTAGAATCTCATTGACATCAAAGGGTAGCTCAACAGGCAAAGCAACAATAACTGGCCTACCATTTACGGCGAGGTATGGTGGGGGAACTTATGGTGTTGGAACTCCTGCTTATGCTAATAATTTTGTAAATGAAAAGATGGGAAATACTATTAATACAATTGATGGAGGTTACACGTCAATTAATATTAGGGCCGTAACGTCAAGCGGACAATCGTCCTCTATTTTAAGTTCGGACTTTAACAATAACTCTGACATGATAATAAGATTCTCTTATCAAACAAACTAACCCATGCGCTCACCGGACGGTGGGCACAGACAGGAAATAATGACATGGCTTTAAATAAAACAGTATCAGAAGATAAAATCGAGATAGTTGGCATCTACAAAGCAATACAAGTCCGTACCGCAACGGTCATCGACGAAGACGGCGCAGAGCTGTCTCGATCATTCCACCGCCACGCATTGACCTGTGTAAGCTCCTCACAGGACTCTGACGGCACATGGACGCACACCGACACAGACATCTCGGGTGAGTCTGCTGAGGTTCAGGGTATCGCTACAGCGGTCTGGACTGAGGAAGTCAAAGCAGCTCAGCGAGCCGCTAATGAAAACGCAGGAGTGATCGGATGAGCAAGAGCAGAGACTTAGGTGAATTTCCCGCAGCTGCGTTAGATATTGATGCGAGTGGTAATTTGGATGTAACGGGTACGGTGACGGCTGATGGTTTGACGGTGGATGGTGCTGGGATAACGGTACTGTCTAGCCTCGTAAGCTTGGGCGATAACACTAGCTATGCAGACCTTACATTTAATTCATCCGATATTTCTAACGGTACAATCAATTTTGCTGATGCAACCGATTCTAACGTAGGCCGCATTCAGTATGACCACTCTGACAACTCTCTTCTTTTTCGAGTTAATGACGCAGAAAGATTCAGAATCGACAGCGCTGGCAATGTCGGGATTGGCACGAGTTCTCCGCAAACAAACTTACAAATTAATTCTAATGGCGGCGGCTCAATACGACTTGAACGAATAGATACAGTTGTAGGTACTGGCGATAGTTTTGGATCTATTGAGTTTAGTCAGCAAGATGCATCAGATCAAGGCGCTGGTGTTGTCAGTAAAATAGAAAGCGTTAATGAAAGCTCTTTTTCTGGATATGGTGCTTTAGCGTTTAGCACGGGTGCTGCTACTTCTAACTTGGAGAGGCTAAGAATCGACAGCGCGGGCAATGTCGGGATTGGCACGAGTTCTCCTTCATCATACTACATGGATAATTTAGTTGTGGCTGCTGCAAATGAGGGCGGCATTACGATAGCGTCTGATTCTGTTTCCAGTGGGGCATACTTAGCTTTTGCAGATGGCACTGTTGGTAATGCAGCTTACCGTGGATTTATTAACTATTCTCACGGAAGCGATTTTATGCGCTTTGCTACTGGTGCGCTCGAGAGACTAAGAATCGACAGCTATGGTAACTTGGCTCTTGGATCTATTAACGCCTACAGCCACCGTTTCTTTGTTAGAGGATCAGGTGCAGACGAAACAGTTGGTTTAGCTGTTGGTGCAAATGATACCAATGTTATTAGGTTTTACAGTTCAACTTTAGGCACGGCAGGTGCAATTCGTGTTTCTGCTGCTGGCACTAGTGTTGCTTATAACACTTCATCTGACTACCGCCTGAAAGAAGATGACTTGCCAATGACTGGCGCTACTGAGCGAGTAAAAGCACTGCGTCCGATAAACTTTGCGTGGAAAGCTGATGGCTCACGAGTCGATGGTTTCTTTGCACACGAGTTGGCAGAAGTAGTGCCGGAGGCTGCGTCAGGCACTAAAGACGCAATGATGGACGAAGAGTATGAAGTCACTCCGGCAGTCTATGAAGATGTGACTACTCCTGCGGTTGAAGCTGTTCTGGATGAAGACGGCGTGGTTATCACTGAAGCTGTAGAGGAATCTACCGAATCTGTTTTAGTCACAGAGGCTGTAATGGCTACGCGTTCAGTTCCAGACTACCAAGGCATTGACCAAAGCAAGCTGGTTCCATTATTAACTGCAACTATTCAAGAGCTTATCGCTCGCATTGAAACCCTAGAGGCTAAATAACATGACTACATTTAACTGGACAATCTCCACCCTAGAATACGACCTGACAGAAAACAACTCTGTCATTACTGCGCACTGGCGCTGTACAGCTACTGATGACGCTGGCGAGTTCAGTGCAGGCAGCTATGGTACTTGCGGATTCAGCGCAGATCCAGAGGCTACCGACTTCGTGCCTTACGCAGAGCTGACCGAAGAGATTGTTCTCGGTTGGTGCTTTGAAGATGGCATCGATCAGGAAGCTACAGAGGCAAGCTTGCAGGCTAACATTGATCTACAAATGGCACCGGTGAAAGCCTCCGGCGTCCCGTGGTAATCACACAGTAAACCAAAAGGGCCACAATGACCGACTATAAGTTTATCGAATTGATAGCCGCACTGTGGCCCCTGATTGTCGCATTCGTCGGTTTGATATTCTGGTTAGCTAAAAGCTACGCCGACATCGAGACACTTAAAGAGAAAGTAAAAGTGCTCTACGATCTGTACAACAGACGCGACAACTAAACCCCCCTAATAAAGCGAGACTGGTATGTTTAAACTCCTCCAGTCTCTGTCAGCCCCTATTACTAAATGGTTATCCAATAGCGGAGAGATCAATCTAGCGAAACATGCTAGAGACCTAGCCCTAATCAATAACCAGGCACGATTAGCTTCTGACAAAGAGACTAACAATGCGGCATGGGAAATGTCCTCATTAAAAGAAACAGGCAGATTACTTCGAGTCCTCTGCTTCTTCATCTTCACAGCCCCTATCATCATCACCGTCATAAGCCCCTCCTCCGGCGCTGATATTTGGACTAACCTAGATCTAGTCCCTGAGTGGTTCATGCAACTCTTCTTCTATATGTTCGCGGGCATATGGGGAGTAGCGGAACTGAAAGAGAATGTCCCTTCTATCGTAGGTGCTTTAGTAGCACGTAAAGCAAAACAGGCGGCATCTAAATGAAGGACACAATAATGCAAGTTACCCAGCCAGTTTCCTTAGGAGTTGGCAGTGCTGTCTTCATGGGGATCCAGCTAGATGAATGGGTCCTCATCGGAACCCTTTTCCTAATAATACTAAACAGCGTCTGGGGGCTTACCCGAGTCTACGATAGATTTTTTAACAAGGTGAACTAATGGCTTTACTAGATGATCAAACGATTGCAGGGCAGATGGGAAAGTACACAGATACGTCCAGTGCCACCAATCAACGAACAATGAAGCAAGGTGCTATGGGGGCTCAGTCTCGTGGACTGGGGAACTCCTCAATAGCTATAGGTGCCTCTCAAGGGGCGTTGCTGGATCGAGCAGCGTCGATGGCTCAGTTCGATGCTAATGTTTATAAAGAGAACTTCCAACAAGATAAATCTATAGCATCTCAAGAGAAACTGCAAAATAACGAGATGACTCTCCAGCGGGATCTTCAACAGAACCAGCTTAATAGCACTGCCAATGAATCTCTTTTGGAACGACAGAACAGACTAGCTATGCAGGACTCTGATCAAACCTTCACTTCAGGGGAGACTGCTTTAGAGCGTCAGAATCGAATAGACATGCAGAACTCTGATCAAGACTTCACTTCAGAGGAGACTGCTTTAGAACGACAGAATCGAATAGACATGCAGAACTCTGAGCAAGACTTCATTGCTGGAGAATCTGATTTAGAACGACAGAACAGACTAGCTATGCAGGACTCCGAGCAAACCTTCATTGCTGGAGAATCTAATCTAGAACGAATAGCTCGGGCAGATCTAGCAGACCAAGAAGGTCTCCTTCAGCAGGCCCTTCAGCAAAATCAACTTGCCAGTAACGAGGCAGAGAACGCCCTCGATCGAGAGACACAGCTCGAACTACAACTTGAAGGAGCAAAGCTTCAAAGAGAGTTGCAGAAGATTCAAATCGACGCCGATACATTGGCTACCGCTGATGCAGAGGAATTCCAAGCAGCACAGAATGAGCTTGATCGTGTGTTAAACAGTACTACTCATACGTTATCTATAGAAACTCAAATAGCCATCGAAGATGCTCGCTTATTAGCCAGTAACCAACAGGCACATCAAGGTCTAGTTACCGATGCTCTAAGCCAATACGGGAACGCTATAAACAACATCGACCCTTCAGTTTCTACTGCTGTTTATGAAGCGTATGTCGCGCAGGCAACAAGCGTCTTAGATACTCGACTGGCCTTCCTGGGAATTGCAGAGGGCAGTATTGATCTATCTGCCACAGCGACGGGAGGAGGGGTCATCACTACCACAATTGATGCCAGTGCTGCCAATGCTGCTGCGGATGCTGATGCTGCTGCTGCTACTGCTGCCGATGCTGCTGCCGCTGCCGCCGCTGCCGCTGCTCAACAGCGCGCGGACGCTATTGCCCAATCAAACGGCAACCCATCGACCCCTAGCGTCCTTGCAGGCCCAGCAGTAGGTACTCCCGACAGGCGTGCTCCTTCGGGCCCAAGACGTCGATAACATATATATATATATAAAGGTAAGGTACTTACATGAAAAACTTCTTTAAAAACCTAGGTAATGGTATTAAAGCGCTCTTCGAATTCACAGGGGATGCAGTCGCTCTCGTTGTAGAAGGAGGTGCCCGTCTCCTTGGGATGGAAAAAACTGCGGATAAGATTAAAGACTGGCGAAAGGAAGATAACTCTTGGAAAATCGTCGCAGCCGTTGCTGTTGCAGCCGTTGTTGTTCTTAGTGTAGGTGCCCTAGCTGGAGCAGGAGGTGCCTATGCTACCTTCGGAAGCGCAGCGTCCACTGCTGGCAGCGCAGTCACTACCGCTGGGTCATGGGTATGGGGAGGGGCGAAAGCCGCCGCTTCTTGGGCTGCTCCTGCATTTGGTGCCGAAGGTTTCTTCTCGACGGCTGGCGGTGGCGCATTGATGGCTGGCGGTCTCCAAATGACGGGTGCCTACTTCGGGGCAGAGGCTGAACGGACAGCGGCAGAGGATGCCCAGGCTAACAAAGAGAAGGAAGCAGCCGCTGCAAAGGCTGAAGGTGAGGCCAACGCTTCTCGCAATTCAGGTGTTCTAGCAGGAGCTAGCCGTGGAGGCTATTCGGCCCCTCAAGGATATACCCCTCCTAGTGCTTCCCAGGTCCAACGCCCTAAAGGTCTCATGGATCGCTCCTCATCCCGCCAGTCAGGCCAACAGACCAGCTCTAATTACAGACAGACCGATCAACGGTCCTCCTATAGCCCGACTGATAGCAACGGGAAGGATAACTACTACGACTACAGCACTAACGCCTGGAGCCAACGATGAGAATGGGCCTACTTGATCAGATAAACCAGAAGAATGCAGGGATGCAACAGACGGTTAAAACTGATATGGAAACAAAGATGAAGGAGCAGAATGCTACTCAGCCACTTCAGAAGGAAGCTCAGGACGCTGAAGAGCGGAAGCAACTGCTCATGAACGCTCCCCGGTCTGAAGTGAAACATCTGAAAGCAACTCCTGAACAAGAGCAGGGGCGTAAGAAGCTAACGCTCCAGTCTAAGAAGATGATGTTTGAAGGAGAGGGAGCGGATGCTCTGGCTAAAGCCTTAACTGCTGGTAGTAACCCCAAGAAGGTCATCAGCACCATTGCTCATGACATTATGACTGTCCTAGAGAAGAAGAACCCTGATGCAGATTCTATGGCACTCGGAGAGACACTTATGGACGTCATAGACGATCTAGCGGAATACGCAAAGTCGGTCCGGCCTGATGTTGATTTTGAGCAGGATGACATGGTAGATATTATGAGTCAGACGGCGGAGACATATATGCGCTCGCGTCCTAAGGAATACACTAAAGAAGAACTAAGGGGAGGATACCTCCGATGAGTAAATCTTCATTACTCGCTGCATTAGCGGCGGGAGCACATTCCGGTTCTCAGTACTTTGGTATGGTCTCGCAGGAAGCCTTCCTCTCTAAGAAGCGGGAAGAGACTGCTCAGTATGAGTCTACTATCCGCCAAGGGGACGCAGACCATGCGGCTGGTTTAGCTGAGGAGGGTCGACAATCCCAAGCTGCTATAAACACTAAGGCTGCTACCATTGCCAACCAAAGACAAGTGGATGCTGCTAATTCGGCCAATGACTTTCAAATAATACTACAAGGCAATGGTTTTACTGAGGCACAGCGAGCGCAGGCACAGTCTGGTCTGGACGCAGTCAACATGCAAAGGAACCAGATAGAGGCTACTGCCACTAACCTGGACACATCCATAGGCGCTGCTGCTGCCTCTCAGGAAGATGCACAAAAGGCGACTGCCACTAACCTGGATACATCCATAGATGCCGCTGCTACCTCTCAACAGGTTGGTATAGATGCCGCTGCTGCCTCTCAACAGGTTGGTATAGATGCCAACACCGATGCTGCCACAGCAAGAGTAGAAGCTGATAGGCAAACTGCGGAAACGCTGGCTAAGACCCTAGGCGATGCAGCGATGCAGCGTAACCAGTGGGACGTAGAGGGTGCTGCTATTGGCCGGGACCACGCAACTACAATGCAGGCGAACGCCCACGGGTATAACCTAGCGATGACAGAGGTGAATAAGCTCAATACAGAGGAGAGAGACGCAGCTCTGGCCGCTGTTACTAAAGAGCAGTCTATCCACCTAAGCTCCCTCAATAAAGATCAGCTTCAGTTCCAATACGACCACGATGCTGAGATCTTTGAGAAGAACAAACAGCTGGCAGCCCAAGAGCTTAAGGGCGCTTCGCCTGCCATCATTGCGGAAGACTTACGGATACAAGAAGCAAACCGAGGTGCCCTCCAGGGGATCGATGGCCTGCTACTGATGGAACAGATGCTCCTCGCTCAAGTGAAAGGCGATGGCATTATCAGTAACCAAGGTCGTGCCTTAATGAATAAATTAGGCATCGACTATAACGAGGGTCAGAGCGTCCAAGCAGTATGGGACATGCTTCGTGCTGGGCTAGCTATTGATAAGCTGAGTTCCTTTACCGGCTCCACTACGGACTATGAGTACGAGAAAGTACTTCTTATGTTCCCAAGTAGTGAGCAGGCCAACACGACGTCCCTAGCACAGGTTCGGGTGTCGCTCACTCTTGCTGTAGGTGTCTATAACAGTAACGTAGATCAACTAGCGCTTAACAGAAAGTCGCAGGGAGGCTTTAACGCAATGACTCCCAAGGCCCGGACCGGCATTGATTACAAACCTAGAGCTATGGGCGAGGCAGAGGCAACTCCGTCAGTCGATAAACCCAAGACTCCTTTCCCTGGCTCTGGTACTACTGCTCCAGTGCCTGAGGACTCACTAGACCTCGCACCTAACCCAGCGCTTAAATACATTGGAGGTGGCTCGTGAAATATACTAAAGCACAACTCCAAGCTGGGCTAGCGAATGCAGGTGCCGCCCAAGACCAGGACGCCGTTAGATACTTCAACACGCAACTGGCCCAGATAGATCAGAACACTCAAGCCACTGCTAGCCAACAACAGGCAGAGTCTATGAGTAACGTCTATGACATGCACTACGATCAGATGGGAGGTGGCGAGAAGTTCATGAAGGGCGTCTCAAACGGCCTTAATAATGTCGGAGGTGCCGTTAAGGATCTGTACTATCGAGCGACAGGGAATGATGACGGCCTATCGATGCTACAGGGGCGTATGGATACCCGAGAGGCCCAATTCAAAGAACTCTCGGACCGCTCAACAGCGGCTGCCGTGGGGAACTTCGTAGGCGAAACCCTCCCTGCTGTACCTTTAGGTCTAGGAGCAGGCGCTGTAGTTACTAAAGCCGGGATGACGGGATACAGGGCTGCAATGGCAGCGGGTGCGCTGGAAGAGTCCGTCTATAGAGGCGTCTTTGAGGAAGGTGACTTTGGGGAGCGTGTTAGTAATGCTGCTGGAGGAGCTGTTGCAGGAGCAGCTTTCGGCTCTGTAGCTGAGGCAGGGTCTCGGGGCTTAAACAAGTACCTCACTCGAAACAAAGTCCCATCGATTGGTCCTAACGCTGCTCAAGCTGCTGTGGACAAGGCCCAGACATTCACGGAAGAATTCGGCGGCTATAAGATTAATGCAGGAGACGCCTTAGTCAATGATGCTCAGATCAATGACAGGCTTAATATAAGGGCAGGAGGTGGGGAGCCTAGAGAGATACTCTTAGCTGCTGATGCTGCGGTTGAACGAGGGATAGTGGACAAGGCTGAGAGCTTCATAGCAGGCAGTACGGACGCCACTACTATGAGCCGTGAGACCACTCAAGATAACTTCGTGAAAACTTTACGGGACGTTCGGGGTAAAGACCTGGAGGCTTCAAGCGAGGCGTATAAAAAGTGGGAAGGCACTTCTGACGCTGCCCGGACAGTTCAACTTGAAAGTCGGCTAATGAACCAGGGGCTTAAGGATGTGCTTGGCCCTAGCTTGAATATGTCAGGGGCGGTAGGAAGCACTGCTAAGGATATACAGAATCATCTCAGGACTGCTGGTCTTCTGAATGTCAGGCCGCAATCAGTGATGGGGCTTGGTACGAAGGAGGGGATAACTTTAGTTAAGTATAAGAAACTAGAGCAAGCCCTCAATACTCTTTATGAACCAACTATGTCAGGGGCAGAGAAGAAGCTCTGGGGCAGCGTCCGAGCCTCTTTAGAAAGCAACATAGATGAGGCGGTTGCTAAGTCTGGCATTGGGGCGGAAGACTTAGAGGTCTATCGAGCAGGGCGTAAATCAATGGCGGACTATAATTCTCGTTGGGAATTAAAGTGGGCTAAGAGAGCGACTGACATGACCCCGGCTAACAAGGAGTTTCTCAATAACCCCAAGACAGTCTTCGATGCAATCCTCGCACCTAAGAATAAAGATGACTTAGCTGAGATTAAGAAGCGGATGCTGATGGACACTGAAGGCAAAGTGGCCTGGGAGTCCGTAGGAGAAACCTTAATCCTTAACGCAATAGAAGCGTCTAAGAAGGCTAGCACTGAAGGAGGCGGTGCCCGGTTCAATGAGAACATCTTCAGGACCATGATTGATAAGGTCTCCCCCGAAGCACAGGGCATTATCTTTGGCCCGGAGAGAGCAGAGGGCATCCAATCGCTAATCAAAGCTGCTTCACTTCGGGGTCCAAAAGTGAAACCGAAGGGAAGCAATAACTCTGACACAGCGGATGCTATGATAGGATATGCAGCATCCGCAGCCCGTCTATCTTTCACCAATAAGTTCGCTCAGATCTTTGCAGCGAGCCGTATAACATCAGGACTAGCTGATAGCTTGGCGAAGCGTGGCCTTGAAGGCACTGCACGGAAGATGGCAGCGGGTGAGCTAACAGGATCGGCGAAGGCTCAGTATGCGAAGGAGTTCAAAGAGGCCTGGAAGAAAACATACAGAGACTCCCCGGCTCTTCTAGGACATACAGATCTTGCTTCAGAGCTGTTTTTCCAAGGAGCGCAGGAGGGCCTTTACGATCCTCTCATGGAAAAACTATACGAAGACTAAACCAAAAAGCCCCCTATAGGTCTCATAAGAGATTCTATAGAGGGCTTTACGTTTACAACTTGCGCTTCTTCACTTCACGTTGGATATACCAAATGGCCTTCTCCAGATCCTGGACATCAGCGTCTTTCTCATCACACCTCCAAATGTACTTGATGGCGTTCCCGAGATTAAAGCCCATCCATTCAGTAACCTCGATGCACTCTATTCCGCTAGGGTGGGCTTTATAGTGAGGGGGATGATCTACAGCAGCATTAATGGGGTCCATAAGTTTACCTTCCGTTCCTTCAAGTTATAGTCTTCAGCTCTTAGTATCCGAGCCAACCTTGCTTGCCTAAGAGCATCCTCTTCAGTCAATCCTACCGAAGCGAAAGCGCCTATCACTTCATTCCATAGGTCTTCTCTATCAGTAAAGATGATGTCCTTCGCATACTCTGAAGACTTCCCTACTCCTCTGGCACCTGGGTAGCCATCAGTAGCGTCACCACAGATCGTCTGCCACATGAGGAATCGATCAGCATCCAGCCGACTGACTTCCATGACCCCCAGCTCAGGACGATGAGGGTGATACACCTTTGCAGGGATAGTCCGCATGTCCTTATCTTCGCTGACGATGATCTTGTCACCAGGGATAAGCGTAGGGTGAGTCGCGAGGATGCCCATGACATCATCAGCTTCTAATGAAGGACGAATGTAGCTTCGATAGGTCTCTGCTAGATAGTCCTTGATCGGCTTCAGAAGCTGAGGGCGAACAGTCCCAGACCTGTTGGCCTTATAGGTTGGATCAACGTCTAACCTGAAGTTCCAGGTGTCCGTTAGACAGACGATTATCTCATCTGCTTCCAGGAGCTCACGATACTCCTCGATGACCCCCTCAGCCATGTTACAGGCTTCCTGGAGGTCACCTACAACGACTCCAAAGGCTGTTGACTCCTCAGCTCTGGCTGCCGCTTTGTAAGCAACGATGTCGGTATCGATCAACAGCGTCCTCACTGGAATTGCCACCAATCACTAACGTCGAAGTTGGGACAGGTCTTGCCGCTGTCTAGGTCACAATGACCTTTAACCTGAAGAGATGAATCAGGGAGAGAAACCTTCAGGCTACTAATCAGTTCCGATAGAGAACGTAGCTGTAGATCTGAATAGTCATCTGCCCCTTTCCATCCTCCGATCAAGCAGATTCCTATCGAGTGAGTATTATGCCCACTGACGTGAGCACCGGGGACATCCAATGCTCTGCCTTTGTGGACCGAGCCGTCCTGGTAGATGACATAATGATATCCGATATCATCCCAGCCTCGCTCTTCGACATGCCACTTTCGGATGTCGTCTACTGTGACGGTTCGTTCAGAAGGTGTGTCTGAACAATGCACTACTATTAAGTCTAAGAATCTCATATCTATCTCCGTTTTGATTCGTTGAGTATTAATTTGCGATTAATTCTATTGAACGCGAGTAGCGTTAGCTTCTCCAGATCGTTGAGAGCCTTCGTGGCATATTCCAAATCAACGACAGGCTCGCAGTCCTCTTCGTACGATAATGCTGATAAGGCGCTCTCGATCTCAGCACGCTTCTTTACTATCTGCGCCTTCTCTTCGTGGATCATGCTCACTCCGAAATCCTCATCGGTATTCCTGCCGCGGTGCACTCACTCGCCTTTTTTCCATGAAAATCTAGATTCCCGGCTTGTAAAATACGCCACTCCGATTGCGTTACTGTTATGAATTTTGGTCTTGAGTTAGTACAGAAAACCTCTTCGCTAATTCGTTCCTGGATCTTTTCGAATGCAATCCTCTCTTTAGCTAATCTGACTGTCTGCTGCTCTGCTTGTGTTGACGTAGACCAATGGCGAATCTCGTTCAGTGTCCTACCGCATCCGCGACAGACACCCAGCTCAAGCTTACAGAGCTTCACGCATGGGCTTAGGTTCTGACCTGTCACTCCACCTTCCCCGTCATGTAGGCTTTAAAGTAATCCCATTGGCCCCCTGTGATGAACCGATATGGGTCTAGCTTCTTCTTGTTGTACTGGAACCATATGTGGTCCCCTAGGACGCCCTTAGAGGACACTGGGAAGGCTTTATTGCCAACCGTATGATACGAGAAGGCTCGGGTAGAACCGTCTGCCCAGGCCTGTCTGAGGTAGTCTGAGACGAAGTTCTTCGTATCGAATGTGAAGAGGTAATGGGCGTTATTCCCGATAGCTTGGAGAGCAGCTAGTTGTCCTGCTAGACCTCGACCAGTAACGATGACAGTGGGCTGTGAATCTTCGTAGTGGACGGCATCCATTGTCCGCTCCAAGATGTCAGTCGTTACCTTGTCGCAGAGGTTGTACCAGGCTTGGTAGATGTTGTTCCTAATGCCTACCTGAGGGTGCATCCTTGTCCCGCCCAATGAGGAATCTTTCTCTGCTTTAAAAGCGACGATGACGAAGTGGTCTTTATCCACTACCTTCTCAGTGACGTAAGCATGAACATCGTATTCTTCGTCGTGGTAGATAGTAGGGATTAGATAGTTCATCTGATCGAACTGAGTGATGTCTGAGGACTCGGTGCAAGCGAGGACTTCTGCTGCTAGATCTAGTTCAGTGTGCATTAGTGAGTTTCCTTCCAGTTGTTTCCGATCTTCGATTCGCCGTCTATACGACACTTAAAGCTGAAGAAGTCTCCAGCCTTGACCATTGCTTTCTCTGACTCCATAGCCACTCTCTCTGCCAGTTCTTCCTTGACCTCTACCTGCCACTCATCGTGGACATTAGCGACGAACTCATAGTCATCCCCAGGTATGTACCCGAGAGCTTTAAGAGCTTCGTCTAGTTCAACTAATGCTTGTTTCATAACGATTGCCCCTGCTGATTGGAGGAGCGTATTGAGGGCGGCGTGGTCAGATCGAACGTGAAGAACTCGACCATCAAGTCCTTTGAGTGCTTTGTCTTTCTTAGCTTTAGCTTTGACTGCTTGGATCAAGAAGTTGAGAGCAGGTAGTCCCTTTAGAAACTTAGAGCGAAGCTCACTGCCCTTCTTGATCTTCTCTCTGATGCCAGCTTTTGGAGCGACGATAGATCCGATCTTCTCGTCACCGGCTCCGTATAAGAAGCCGTATATAAATGTCTTCGCGGTGTCCCTATCCGGCAATCCAGCAGCCTTCTGATTGACTGTGTGGATGTCTGTACCTTTAGACGACTCTCCGTGGACTACCGTCTCTCCATACGCTCCTTTATCCCATCGAGCCATGTAGTGCGCGAGACAACGTAGCTCCAACCCTGAAGCATCAGCACCCACAAGTTTCCGACCAGCAGGCACAGTAAACAGAGCACGGCAATCGCCGCCATAAGGGCTACCGACAGAAGGAGTTTGAGCGACATTGGGATGGCTATGAGTACAGCGCCCAGTAACCGCACCATTAGTATTAATACGTCCATGAATTCGTCCGTCTTCCTTTATGTGTTTTAACCATGCTTGCTTTCCTTCAGCTACCTGGCCGAGTCTCTTATCAAGCATTAGAGCTTCTCTAAGAAGTGTCACAGGGGGGTAGGTAAGTTTCATTAGAATCGAGTCGTCTACCGAAGGCTTACCATCGTTACCGAAGGCTTCCGGCTTCCATCCGTAGAGAGCTTGTAGACGACTTGCGATATGCTCACGAGAGCCGGGGTTGAAGATGACTGTCTTCTTCTTAACGAAGGGAACGCCTTTGACGTAGCCCAACTTCTTGTTGTTCACCTTAGGGACAAAGTGAGAGTCAACGATGACCTCCCAAGGCGGGAACATATCGAGAAGCTTATCCTCTAGCTCTGCCTTCCTAAGCTGAAGTTTCTGTAGAAGAACTTGAGCGCCTTTAAGATCGAATAAGAATCCAAAGTCTTCCTGACGGTTCATCACAGTTGCAAACTGATGCTCTAGTTTTATCGCGGTCTCTGAATAGTTCTTCTTCTGGATTAGATTCCATAGCTTCAGAGTTACCGTGACATCCTGTACACAGTAGTCTTCCATCGCTTGGGTCCACTCACTCCAGTCAGCAGTCTCTCCGAAGTCTCCTTTGTATTCTCCTAAGCGATACCCCCAGGCTTTCAAGCCATGAGAGCCTATTAGATTCCCTGGCAGATCATTCGGATTCTTAGAGCGTCTCTTAGTGAAGTCGTCGTCCTTGAGGTTCGTCCAGATGAGACGAGAGATGACTACACTATCTAAGAGGACACCTTTAGGCTTCCAGCCTGTGAGTAACGTCAGTGCCTTGTAGTCGTAGCCAATGCCGAAGTGAGCTAGCAGTACATCAGCTTCTTCTAATCGCTTCACAGCTACGTCGATGTTGTTCAATGTAGTTGAGTTGTACCGTGCATACTCTGATGTCTCTGTATCGTAGATGACGATGCAATGAATCTTAGTCACGGTGTCTAGTAGGCCATCTGCCTCGATGTCGAAAATAAGCATATAGATCCTTACCCTCTTTATTCCAGGCGACAGAAAGCCTCTGCCAGTAGCAGATAGGAAAACAAGAAGGAGTTAGTTTAGGAGAAGAATTGTTTTACTGAAGGAACATTGAAGCCGACTACAGATTCTATAAGACCTCCTTGGTCGTCCACTCGAACGAGTGTCGGGAGACTTCTTACGCGATACAGCCGAGACTGCTGATGTCCTGCTGGTGACTCTATATTGATCTCATCAGCGTCGTGCGAGTTGGTTGCTAGATAAGCCTTGAGCGCCTTACAGGGGTTGCATGTTGGTGACGTGAATAAGAGGACTTTACTTGTCATGATTACTTCCTTATACGGAGAAGGGATACTTAATAGCCGGGTAGTGGGTGTAGCCAGATAGCTCGAAGTCTTCTTCAACGTTCACCCATGTCAGGACGTCATCTAACGTTTTGATGTCAGAGTTAATCTTGAACTTTGGTGAGGCATGAGGAGTCCGAGTGACCTGCATTTTCATCAGATCAATCTGGTCTTCATAGATGTGAGCATTGACGATCTTATGGTAAGCAATGCCAGGCTTCAGTCCTGTTATCTGGGCCATGATGGCTAAGAACGCATAGACCTGTACCATGTTGAACACAAGGCCTAGAGGGACGTCACAGGAGCGCTGAGTGGCGTGTAGATGTAGCGTCCCGTCTAAGATGCTGAACTGATAGCCGTACATGCAAGGACGGAGACATCCGAGGTCGAACTCACCAGGGTTCCACATCATCAGAATCTCACCACGGTCATCAATACCCTGCTTCAGGTTGTTGTAGACCTTAGTGAGCTGGTCGTATTCCGTCCGCGAAGATGAGCGCCACTCTCGAAGCTGAACGCCATAGACCCGACCCATGTCGTCTTCCCCATAGCGAGCGGGATTCTTAAGCCATGCAGGGTTGTCGTTGGCATTCGCATTCCACGTCTGAGTACCTAAGTCTCGAAAGGCAGAGGCGTTATCGTGCCCTCTTAGGTAGCCAAGCAGCTCTGCAATGGCAGGCTTATAGTACGCCTTCCTAGTCGTTACCAGCGGGAACTCTCCGGCACCTACGTTGTACTCTAAGTCAGCATTAATGACTGTTAAGACGCCCTTGTTAGTCCTTTCGTTGTGGACCATTACGCCTTTGTTTAGAATACGCTTACAGAGTTCCCTATACTGTTTCATTGCAAACTACCTCATTGTTATATTCAAGGAAGTTATCGATGATTACGAACTCATTCACGTAGAGTTGAGTCAGCTCACGGAAGTCTGTAGAGCCTCTGCTCCTGTGCATAAACGACCAATGGATATCACAGTCATCGGCCATCTCTGCTCTAAGCCATCCTACGATTCCTTCATCAGGAGCCAAGTGAATGCGAAAGTAGCTTGCAGCAGCGTCAAACTTCTCATACTCAAAGTTCGCGAGGAACTTAGTCAGCTCTGGAATGACGTCATAGTCTACCCAAGCGGTGCAAGCATCCTCGTCAGCTTCTTCAATAGCTTCACGTTCTAACATGTCATATAGATCTTGCTCAGGAGTTCCCATGCTTATTTCCTCTTTCCCATATCTCAGCTTGCATTGACATAAACGCATGGGCCTTGGCCTCGTTCTCTTGTGCTTCCAGGTCCGTATTCTTTAACTTACGCGCATAGTAATAGTTCACAACGGAGGCTCCGACGAGATAGATCAGCGCCATTTCACATAAAGCGTCGTAGTATTCCATCTTGGATCTCCTTCAGTAGCGCATAGACGACCAGGTGTAAGTTTAGAATTGAACCCTTCAGTGCTTTCTTCAAACTTGAAGTGGATTCCACATGAATGCCGAATGAGAAAGCCCACAGGCAAACCACAAAGCCAATAATAAAATCAGTCATAATTAATCTCCTAAAATGAGTCTTCACCCGAATCAAACGGATTGTCGTCTTGTTGATCTTCTTGCTCGTATAGAGTCCCTTCGTCGACGGAGTAGCCAAGAGCAAATGTCTCGCCCGTTGACTGTCCTGTATAACGGTCCTTCAGTATTCTGAACGTCGTCGTATGTCGCTCATCGATGTCCTCTGCCTGAGTGTTTCGCTCTAAGCCGAACATGAAGTGAGCCCAATAGATGATCGATCGACTTCCTTTGAAATGCTTTGCTCTGACCTGGCCGCCTTCTTCATGAGGAGCCCCTTCCGGTGTCGCTAAGTGACTTACGACATAGAGGTAGATGTGCAGCTCTTCAGCGAGAGAAGCCATCTCTGCTGTGATACGTTCGATCTCTCGTCGTTCATCGACAGCGTGTGCTACTAGAGCGGTCAGGTGGTCGACGTAGACGTGCTTAACATCAGAAGTAGTGGCGAGGAATCGAATGTTGTCGCGGATAGTGTCCCAGTCTTTAGAACCCCAATGGTCATACAGGAAGACGCCTGCTTGTCCCGTTAGGTCATCGACAGCATTGTCCAGCTCGTCTGCTGTCCATCCAGCATCGGGAACGTGGAAGCGCTTCTTCGCATACTTACCTGCGAGACGTTTCCCTGTGTCCACTACAGATGACTCTAAGAAGAACATAGCGACTGAGTGGCCGAACATGATGTCCGCACTCGCTTGCTGCATGAGGAAGTCAGTCTTGCCTATACCTGACCCAGCGCCGATGAATATCAGCTCCCCTGGCCGACGTCCGTAAGTCAGCTTAGTAAGCTTGGGGTAGATCCAAGGCAGTCCATAGGTGACTGGAGCCTTTAGCTTTTCTTTGATGGAGCTTAAGGTGATGACACCATCTGGACGGTACGGTTCCGCATTCCAGATCGCTTTAACAATCGCTTGGGCACCTTCCTTGAGAAGTTCTTCGTTGGCATCCTTATGGATAAGACGAGCTATCCGAGCCTTCGGTCCAAACATTGAAGCCACTTTAATTGCAGCTTCTTTCCCAGGCGCATCCATGTCGAACATGATTACAATTTCATCGAAGCTGTTGATGTAATCGTAACTAGCTGTGACCGGCTTGAGATTGCTAGAGCCATTTGGGAGTGAGATTACCGGGTACTTATTACCCTGAGCCTGAGACACACTTAAGGCATCCAGCTCGCCTTCTGTAATGATTAACTTAAGACCACCAGCAGTCCAGATGTTCTGGAAGACCATGCCCATCGACTTCGAGTCACCTAGTGTCTTAAAGACTTTACCTGGGAGCCTAATCTTTTGAGCGACGACTTCGCCATCCTGGTTCGGGATGTTCACTATGTGAGCTGCTTGCCCACTATAGGTTCCGACCGAGTACCTCATCTTCTTCAGCGTCTCTTCTTTAAGGCCCCGAGACGGGAGCGCTTTATATTCCCCATTAGGGATTAGATCTATCATCTTGGGGGCCTTATAAGGGACGGGGGCGGAAGAGTCTCCGTGGACATGGTTGTTGCAGTTGAAGCAGTAGGTATGGTTATCGGTGTAGCGGGAATTTGCATCGGTGCTTCCGCACGCTAGGCAAGGCTCATGCTGTAAGAAGCTGCTCTCTTGTTGACTCATCGATGTGATACTCCGCGTAACGAGTGCAACGAACTCCCTTCTTATAGACGGGGATTACTTTAAGACCATCAGCACGTAGACGTTCAATCACTGAAGCAAGACGTGTGATGCCGTAGAGAGAGATAGCTTCCGACGCTGTGATATGCGGACGCTTTATGAAGTGACTTATAATCTGTTCAGCTTGGGTTGTCATAATGTTCTCCAAAGAAATCTAGTACGTTAAAGTGAGGTTTAGCCGTGGGGTTCACGTCATGTAGACCAATAGGATTAATTAGCGGGTGTACCTGTTTTACATTCCACAGCAGGATGTTAAGAGTCGCGTATTGCGCTGCTGTATAGTTTGCTTCTACCTTGCCATCTGCTCCTGCTCCGCCCTCTAACAAGACGCCAACGCTTACGCTGTCACGGCCTTGTGTATGCGTGCCTACTTCATCCAAAGGACAGTCAGCGTACGCCCCGCCATCTCTAGTGATGATGTAGTGCCAGCCGGTATCGCTAAAGCCTTCTTTAAGCCGTGCGGCTCTGAAATGCTCTAGATCGAATGTGCTTGTTGCGGGGGTGTTGGTGCAGGAGACGATGAGGAACGAAGCATTCTTTAGCTTACGTTTCATTTAATAATCCTTTATTTAAGTCAGGCCGAAGCCTCGTGCCATAGTGATGTCATGTCGCGCAACGTATGCAGAGAAGCGTGGAGTTCTAAGCACTCGTGTGTAGCTATGCGGATAGGCTCTCGTTGGCTCTTTATAAACGCCAGCGTTGATGTACTTCTCAGCAATCGAGCCTGGGTTGACTTGCCAGCGACCGCCAGCATCTTTGGTAGTAAGAGTGGTGATGTCGGACCATGTAAGTGTTTTCATTTCGATCTCCGTTATAAGCCCCGAAGGGCTCTAATTGATCAAGGCATAATCCCAATGTGGACTCTCACGAAACCTGGCTTAGAGACCTCACCGCGAACACATCGATCGTCATCTATCAGACAGTCATCTTCATAGATACGAGCATGAGTCAGCGCATCAAACAGCGCCTTGCGGATGTTATCGAGGTCTCGTCGTCGTCGGTCAGGAGGGTAGGCCTCTATCCAAACCTGAAGCCGCTGAGTCAACGGCTCTCGGTCTCGAACGAACTCAGCCAGTGCTGCTACGACAGTCTCACGAAAGACCTTGCCTTCTTTCTTAATGAAGACAGAGCCTGTTCGTGTTCGTCCGTAGTAGTTGTTGACTGAAGGTGGCCAGGGGAGCTTGAGAGTAATGCAGGGGGTTATCGTGTCGGGAAACTTAGAAGTCACCATCTTCATCGATGTCCTCAAAGATCTCGGTAGGCACTTCGACTTCTTTAAGGCCTTCGTAATCGTCTTCCACACCAAACCCATGAGATGAGGCAGTGCCACCACCAGAGCCGGAAGAGAGTTCAAGTACTTGGATGGCATTAATACGGAGGCTGATACCTGCGGTTTTAGTCGCGGGCATTGAGAAAGGACTTATCTCTGCTTCTACTTTAAGAAGGCTGCCGCCATAGATGGCTGGGGGGTTCTTCATAGCAACGGCTTTAGCATCGAAGATGTTCAACTTCCGTTCCCACTTCTTGCCTTCCTTAGTGGTGCCCGAAGCCTTCGCTTTGACCGTGATAAAGACGAATCCAGTCTCATCGCCTTCTTCGTCATACTCTGGCTCGATAGGGACGTGCTTCTTCATCTCCTTCGCTGTCGCCTTGAACTTACCGCCCTTCTCATTCATCTCTGCAATCGCAGCCTCATAAGCCTCATCGGCTTTTTTCTCTAAGGTAGCAAGGAAGGTGGCGTCATCGTCCTTATTCAGCTTCAGCTTCACACGGTACTCACCATCCGTATTAAACTTGGTGTCCGGCTTGTTAAGCCAAGGCCATACAGCAACAGCAACAGGGGTTACGATCTTCTCTAGTTTTACACGCTTAAATTCAGCCATCAGTTTTTCTCCAGGTATAGTTTCTTCATCATCTTGTTTCCAAGACGTTCGCAGGGTTGCATCATTAAAGTTGTCTTAACGAAGGGGACGGGTCTCCATTGCCCAGGCGTCGGGATCAACATAGTTTTTGTCTCCTTCACGGTATATTCGGTGGTCTTCGGGTAATCCATCTCTCTGACCATCCGTCGTAACATCTTCGCCTTGTGTCCATTCATATCCTTCTTCCTCAAAGTAATACTCAGCGCCTTCAGGTGCCTCGTGTGGGTGCGAGTCTTGGATGAAGATGCCAGTCTCCATCGCGGACCTAATTAGTAGAGATGTATCCTCCAATTGCATACAGGTTCCCCTGTGTTCTGAAAGAGCGGGATGCTCCTTCCTTGTGGACTGCTGTCCGTTAGTTTATTTCACGTACTCTTCCGATCGAACTCAACTGTACGATCATGACTAGGCGAAAAAATAGCGACTATCCTTCACTCCTTCTAGATCCAGCGTGCCTCTCTTCGGAGCCAACAGGGGCACCCTAAGGCCATCTGCCAGGTTCTGTAAGACGTCCTCTTGATACAGGTTTACGAACTCCTCTCTTAGCACCTTGTTGAGTAACTCGGTGTCGCAAGCGTGGACAGCGAAGTCGTCATGTATCATAGCAAATGCCTTGAAACCCTTATCACGCATAGAGTCTACGGTTAGCTGCAATGCTGCGGCGTCGAGTGAGTGTAGGAAGTTAGGGGCTATTGACTGGACGTGTGCCTTCCGGTCAATCTGAGAAGTCCCTTTTTGAACGAGCATCTCCTGCTTAAGCCCGTTGCATGTGAATGTGATTTTGTTGGTTCCCGCCTTCTTATAATCTGGGATTACCTTGAACCCGACAGGGGTGACCCAGGAGATCGGAGTGTCTGTATCGATAGCTTCCTCACACACTTTTCCCATCCATGCCATAGCATCCATTGCTGCTGTTAGCTCCGTTCCCTTCGCTCTAGCAATCAAGCTCGTGAGATAACCAATACATTGGGCGGAATCCTCCTTGTCCTTAAAGTCCTTCATTACCCCTTTGTCCACCAGCTTCTTAATGTTGACCCGCAGCTGCTTGCGGACCCCACCATCGGAAACGCCATAAGCCGTCGTCATGACCGGCTGCTTAATCGTCTTCCTGATCAAGCGACTGAGAGCCTCCTCCTTGAACGATTGAGTGTCACCCTTAGCAAGTGCATGGCAAGCGGCTAGAACGACGCTGTAGATGTCCTGAGGCTCCTCTGAGGGGCTCACGTTGACACTGGCTGCCATCTTAGCGTCTCTAAGCATAGCGGCGTAGTGTTGCAGACCTGAGCAAGAGCCATCCTGGCTGATCGGAAGATGGCTGACGAAGCCTGGACCTTCTGCGAGATAACCTGCGTACTCAATGATAGCGGCAAGGAACTGGAAGGGCTTATCAGCTTTCATCCACTCACGATTCTTAAGTGGGTCTCGGGCGCAAGCGACGAGCCAGTCCCTGTTGAACTCAACCCATAGGTCTTTATTCATCTGAGTAGTCTTATCGTTGCCCCAGGTTCCACAGACGTGGCGACCTAGCCATAAGGCACCTGTCTCTCCAATCGGCTTGCCTTCCGCAAAGCGAAGGAGTGCTTTGCTGATGTCGTCACCTTGAGGGGAGAGGATGCCGACAGTAGCAGCAGCATAGATCCGACCCCGAAAGTCAGCGAAGTAAGGGAAGTAGAAGTGGTCAAACTTTCTCATGATGTTTAGGACGCCCAGTCTCTGTTGTTCCAGGACCATCGACGCTAAGTTCTTCTCGTTAGTGGCTCGTGCTTCTCTTCTTGATTTGTTAAGGGCCTGCATCTCTTCAGGATGAGCCTCCTTGTACGCTTCTATCTCAGCATGGTCCATTCCTGTCCCTGTCCAAGGAAGGTAAGGGACTACAGCTCTCTTGGTAAGCCGCACAGGAAGCCCAGCAACGCCTTCATCCTGACGCAGTAGCTGTAGATAGACATAGGCGATGGAGCGGTTTACAGACCACTTAGTCCCTTGTAGGGCATTGATGGAGTTATAGAACGCAGGCATCTCCTGGGCATTGAGCTGCTGTTGAGCGTTAGCAGAGCGTGCTTGTATCAGTGAGTAGCGTGAAGTCGGTAGTAGGTAACCGCCACCTTCCACACCGTCCCAAGGTAACGGCTCGACGACCATAGGTAACCGAGCGATTGTTGCTCTTGCGAACTGTTCGGTTGCCAGCTTCTGCACAAAGCTTCGGAAGGAATCGGCAGGTTTGACTAGGATAACGTCCTTATGGCCTCGGTACTGCTCAGTGAACAGAGTAGAGGTAGTTGCATAGAGCGCTAATAGAGCGTGACCTACCTGAAGTAGGTAGTGTTTTGTCTCTGCTGGGGAGCTGGAGATGCCCAGGAGCGCCCCTAATGTATCCCCGCAGTCCTTAATAACCAGACGCTGCGCGGCTTTGCGTATCTCTAGCTCTATCCTGGAGCGTTGAGGGACCGCCGCTGCTTTGGCGGCAAATGCTAGCTTCTGCGCCAATCTCTCGTCTTTCTGCACTAAAACGCTATAAGCAACGTGACTTTGCAACGAATTAGCTATAGAAGCGGCCAACGACTGGCGGGAAAGACCGGCCATATCCTTACCAGACACCTTAGTAATTACCGTTTTAACGACGATACCAGCTACTTCGTCGTACTTAAGGCTCTGAAGCATCTTATAGATAACATGCTTCTGTCCTCGCTTGATTGACTCAGCTTTACACCAGGCTCGGATAGTCTCTGTAAGGGCTGTCAGCTCATCTCCGAAGAGGTCACTCGCTCCACCAAGGGCGAAGACGCCTCTGCTAGATAGGCTCTTCTCTAAGTGGTCTGCTCTTGTCTCCAAGGTCCAGGTCTCTAGGCTCAACTGTTCACTCATGCTATTGGTTAATCGCATTCAGTACTACTCCGATCATAATTACACATAGTAATCCCCCACTGTCGCTACCGAACAGGGAGGGCGTTTAAAGTCCGCCTTTAGCAGACTGGTAGTTATCTATAAGAAATCAATTTGCTCTGGTAGGTCTATACTCCCTCTCATAAGGATTTTAGAGGCCTAATGAGGTCATTAAGTCCTCTACAGCCCCCATGGCTAGGGCCTTCTCTTCCGCATGGTCGTAGTGATTGTAGTGACGCTGCGTAACACCCACTGGGGCATGGTTTAAAACGGCATCGATGACAGCAGAGTTATGCTTCAAAGCACCTAGGTGTGTTGCTACTGTTCGTCGCAGATCATGAGGAGTGGCATGAGGTATCCCGCTTCTTACACAGAGACGCTCTAGACACTGCTCGACAGTCGCTAGGGAAAGCTGGTGCCGAAAGCGACGGTCAGTGCTTAGTAGATACTGGGACTTACCAGTAGGCTCTGTAAGCTCCTGTAAGAGGCTGAGAGCGACGGAAGACAAAGGAAGCATCAATGGCTGCTTAGACTTCGTTTCACTCCCCAGGAGGCTGATAGAGGCTCCTACGATGTTCTTACGCTGCAATCGACATACTTCCCCTGGGCGGAGACCTGTCAGCAGTTGCAAGCGGATAGCTTTGAGCGTCGCTGGGTGAGCCTGAGAGGTCGCCATTGCTGCGAACAGTAGCCGTAGCTCCTCTTTGTCTAGGAAGCGCTGACGAGGCTTACAGGCCCCTTTGATGTTAAGACGTGTTAGGGGGTCTTCTAGGATAACACCTGAGTCTAAGTAGGGGTCCATAATGCGGTTCAGGACAACGGCTCTCTGCTTCGCCGTAGTGGGATGACGAAGGGCTATTTCCTTGATGTAGGGGCGGAGATTAGCTCTAGTGAACACTACGTTGATAGCTGAAGTGCTGGAGTTAGTCTCTAAGAAGAATTTACGGAGGAATTTGATATGTCCGCGATAGTCAAGCTGTGTCTTTTCACGTAGGGAGGTCAATGCGGTCTGTTCATACCGTCTAATAGCCGTTTCGACAGAATCTACACCATTTGAGAGCAGATTCATACTGTCGATGTCTCTCTTAGTCGATAGTGACTTGTCTCTTAGGCATCGATAGATTTCTCTAGCAGATGCTATGGAAACTTCAGGATAGCGACCTAGGATAATTGATTGTTTTAGGCTTTCAGACTTGCTGATGAAGTAGAAGCTAAGTGTGCCGGAAGGTAAGACTCTAAGCTTAAAACCTGGTGAGTCTGTTTCAGTGACGAAATAGGGGGTTAAACGGGGGGCTAATGTCTTGATGTATGCTGCTGTGAACTTGGCCATGTATGTACCCTCAAAAGTACCCTTTTGGCATCTACAATGCTCAAAAAGGGACTAAAAGTTAGTAATTACATACCTGTCAGGTCAATGTTTGGTGCCGACACCAAGAGTCGAACTCGGGACCTACTGATTACAAGTCAGAGTACGTTGATGTCTACCAGTGACCTAACGAGATATTGTATCCTCGGATGGTGCCTCTACTTTAACAGGTTCTGTATAATAAGGGCGCATGTCTCCTAAAAAAGCCGATAATAGCTCTTTTCCTTCCTCGGTCATTCTAACAGATTTAGACCTAGGATGCGCTGGGTCATAAAAGACCTCGACCATGTTGCGGTGAGCCCCCTCTTTATTCGGTCCAGCGGAGAACAAGGTAACGTTACGCCCAATCAATGCGTGGCCTACCTTAAGTTCTTTAGTTAGATCAACCATCGGGACACCCCGTTCACCCTTCTCGTAGATCTTTGCGAGAACAAGTAGCTGACCTAGCTCAAATTTGACACCCATAGACTCTCTTAAGTTCATTAGAGCCTTAGTTATATAACGTACTTTACTCGTGCTGTTTGATGTTGACATGATTATGCCCCTTCTATTAATTCCCTGAGTACATACTCCGAGAACTCTGCCTTACAGAAGTAATTCTATCTTATAGTTGACATAACGCAAGACTATGAGTAGTACATTTCTGTATCGATTTGTAAGGCGCGCATAGTAGTCATTAACATACCTTTACGCAATAGGCTACAGCCCCCTAGATTCAAGGGGTTCTTATGAGAGGGAGTATAGGGTGATGGAGAGCAGATGGATAACTATAAGATTACTATAAGATATCTTATAGATTGCCTAGCTGAGACCTCCTTAGTTAGAGTTAGATACAGGATGGGGTACTGAGGGAACAGTTAGATATTGTAGAGGTACTGTAGAGGCAGCAGCGTAGGATGAGCCTAATAGAGCAGTCTTCTCTGCTGCTGCTAATGAACCCCGCTAGATACGCTCTAAGAGGTAAATGGTCTAGATACGCTCTAATAGCCAACTCCGCTAGATACGCTCTAAGAGGCAGATAGGCAGTATCACCCTCAGATCACCCTCCCTCTCAAACCCTGAAATTCCTGACCTGCCCCTAAAAACAAGGCCTGGTCAATAGCTGCCAGATAGGCCTGAGGCCTCCTAGGAGCGTCTGTGAGGGCATCTGTGCTATATACCTATAGCTGTACTAGGGGTAGCTGGTGGAATGCATCAGAGGGGCGGATAGTGGCGCTTATAGGGTCGCTTATGGGGTCGACGATAGGATGGCGGGGGGATAACAGGCAGACAACAAAAAGGCCCCTTTAGGAGCCTTGTAGTCGATAGTGGGCGGGGGTCTAGGGATGCTTATAGACTCCCTTAGTCGCCTGAGGCATCACCCGGTCGATCAGGTAGCCACCAGGTGTTAGTCTGATCTCGAAGGCTTCGCCGTCTGCTGCGAACAATAGATTGAGCCTTGGGTTGTATTCAATAGCGCCGTGTAGTCGTGTTAGGTGGTCGATCGCTTCCGCACGATAGGAGTGAATGTTCACGCAGCTATTGCTCCCTGGATCATATAGGTGCGGATAGCCACCTTTAGCTCCCATAGGGTTGGCCGTATGATTGACAGCTCGGGACACTCGAAACATAGCAAGCGGCGTTTGATAATGTATTGCCGGGATGTGGTCCCATATAGTCGCGTATTGGGGTCTAGTGGATCGCTGATGAATTTAGCTAGAGCGTGCGACTTAGTAGCAGTTGCAGTTGCAGTTGTCATGGTGTCGAATCCTTATGAGAGGGAGTATAGAAGGGGCAGGAGAGTTTTTAGGCTCTAAATCACCCCACGGCGATCAAATTAGCCTTGGCCTTCCTGGTACCATGAGCCCTAAAGCCTATGACATAGTCTCGGGCAGGCTTGGCGCATAATTCGCAGTTAGAACAATTCACCTGGTCGCTTTTCTCTGCAGGACAGGCGACGACCTTTACCCCTTCGATGACTTCGACGTTGGGTGCATCCATTGCCAGGATAGTTACAGTAGGCAAGCCGAACTCTTTAAAGGCTGCTACTGCTTCGTGCTTCGTATTGGCGCTATGGTTGACTGTAAAGCCTGCAGCATTGGCGGACCGAATAGCCTGGACGTTACTAGGGGTCAGCAGATGGTGAGTGTATGTAAAGCCCGCCTTGTTCTTATTGGCCTTCACTAGTCGACCGAGAAAGCCCACATCGATAACCCCAGGGGTCGACTGCAGCAGATCCCCTGCCTGGTTGTGCCGCCATAGCTGCTTCTTCGGTAATGCTTTGATAGCAGAGAGGAAGGCGCCTTCGTCAATAGCTCTCTTTTCCCCTTCGCTAACCTTCTTCCAATGACCCCCAAGCGGTCCTAGGTCTGCATAGCAGCCTGCATTGATGAGGGGACAGGTAGTCGGGCATGAGTCTTTAGATGTGGTCGTTACAGGGATCGGACCGGTCTTCTTGTTCGAGCTTATGCGAGTGATGTGAAAGTTAGCCATGATATAATCCTAATGTAAGAGAGAGCACTACCGGTCGCTATGTTCATACCGATAGTGATTAGTTAAAGTTAAAACGGTCGATCAGTAGCCTAGCCACCTTGCTAGGTCGTGAAGCGTGTGGATCTCTGCTCGATCCTCCGCTGACATCTCGCTGCCAGGCATGCCGTGCTGTTCAAGATGCCAAGCAATGTTAGCGTCAGTAGCGTCATACTCTTTAAGGTAGTCTAGGTTGTCCATGTTGTGCCTCGCTGTCGTTGTTGAGTTGATAAACCGATAGTAGTGTCTATCCCGATACCTGTCAACACAATAGTCAATAGATAACTAACAAATAATTAATAAGGTCAAAGAGTATGATGTTCAATTCGATAGCTGAGGTATTCAATACCCCTAACCTGGATGCGCTTAGTGCCCAGAGGCAGCAGTTCGTGCGGTACTATGTAGAACGATACAACGGCCAGGATGCAGCACGTCGGGCAGGGTATGCAGATCGCAGGTGGTTTGCGCAGGTGAGTAGTCTATTAAAGCAGGAGGAAGTTCAGGCGGCTATCAGTGAGCTAGAGAGCATCAAGAAGCATCAGTTGGAACAGTCAAAGAATAACGTGATGCTTACGCTTATGGCTCGATCTACTGCGACACCTGATGACATCAGCAAGCTGCGCACATATAACCACCAGGGCCAGGAGTTTACTAGAAGGGTTCCGAAAGAGCCCAATGAGGTCGATCCGTTCTACCTGCCTGCATTATGTCTCGGTGCCGTTACGGACAAGGGAGACTACCGTTTTGACACAACCGCGGCCAATACAGCATCTAAAATACTAGCCAATTACATGAAGTGGGACCGCGAAAGCGCTGATAAAGGTGCCCCGGTTTACATCAATATGCAGCTGCCAGCACCAGGTGACGGCGATATGATCCAGCCGATCAATAGTGCGTCACTAGCAGCCGCCCGAAAGGGACCATCAGAGGCACCACAAACGCCTGATAGTCACTGATAGCAAGGGGTAGCGGCTGACTACGGATCAGTTGGGGTCATTCCAGGGGTGTACTACTGGTTGCTTATACAGGTCTACTGGATAGGCATACAGCCCCCCCACCCCCCGTAGAACTCGCGAGGTCATCGCCTCTGGCATGGGTCTACGCGGCTCATACAGTATTTTCAGAAACCCCTATTAGCTCTTTCTAATATACCTATTCCATATTTTATTTAGAAATATATTACCAAATACACACTGAACCATAGTCTGAGGCTATCAGCGCCCCTACCCGTCTTTCCACCAGACAACAAAAAGGCCCCTTAAAGGAGCCTTTCTGTTTGTCTCTAACGGACCGCCCTCAGGCTATTTTGCTCTCTCTTCCTCGTACTGATCAAACTCCTCGGCCATAGCTTTCTTTATAAGCTCATAGGCACTGGCATCGATGTCTAAGCCTTGGATGCTTTCTAACACAAGATAAGCGATTAGTTCCCCAGGTGTATCGTTAGTCATATCTATGGTCCTTAAAGAGGCACATCTACCTCGACAGTCATCCTCCATAGGATGGGCGTCAAAATGGAGTCTACTCTATTAACGCTAACTCTTGTGCCGTTATATTTACTTTAGTCCCCTTGACGAACCCCTTGCAGCTCTGCTAGAGCCCCACAAACTGCTCTCGCACTCATGAGCCAAAAGGACTCCTATGATTACTGAACATCGTCCCACTGAAGTAACCTATATCCCCTCACCGACGGCCTATTCATTTCACATGTCCAACGCTGATACCCGAATGGTGATGGGACCTGTAGGGTCCGGTAAGTCCACTATGTCTATCCTGGAGTTGATACGGCTCGCTGCTGGCCAGGCACCTGACAAGTACAATAAAAGGTCTACTCGATGGCTCATCGTCCGAGAGACCTACCCTCAGCTTCGTAACACAGTATGGGAGTCTTTCAAGCTCTGGCTGAAACCTAACGAAGCTACCTGCCGCTACACCGAGTCGGCTCCTATGAGAATACGATGGACTGACCGACTCGGTGATGGAACGTTGATGAATGCTGAGTTCATCTTCATGGCTATTAGTAAACCTCAGGATTACGAGAACCTTAAGTCGCTGGAGCTAACAGGTGCCTTTATCAACGAAGGTGGCTATATGGACTTCGACGTCGTAACCACGGTATTGAGTCGTATAGGTCGATACCCTGCTCCCGTTGATGCCGTCGATGTTAAGAACCCCATTACTCGAACGGCTCTGCTGATTGACTCTAACCCGCCGGATGAAGACGGATGGATGGCTCAGAAGTTCAAGCAGCCACCTCCAGGTTGGGACCTATGGAGACAACCAGGGGCCGTGATAGAAGACCCCAGCTCTGAGCTAGGCTACGCACTAAACCCTAAAGGAGAGAACTTCGACTATATAGGCATTGGTCCTAAGAAGTACTACCTGGACAAAGTAGGTGCCATGACCAAAGAGCAGGTCAAAGTCCTCTTCATGGGTGACTTCGGTGTTACCTCTAATGGCAAGGCTGTCTATCGTCGCCAATGGATGGATGACGTCCACGTCTTCAACGGTAAGCTTGGCGCTGTCCCTGGCTATCCGATCCTCCTCGGATGGGATTGGGGTAAAGGCGGGGAAGCCTGCATCATTGCCCAGAAGACCAACTCTGGTCAACTGCGAGTCCTCCGAGAGATTGTCGCTGACAACATCGGTCTCCATGACTTTGCTCGTACCTTTGTCCGACCTTACCTAGAGAAGTACTACCCGAGTCCTAAGTGGGAAATCATCTCTGTCGGTGACCCCTCCGGCATAGCAAGTCATGGTCTATCCAAAGACTCTCTGAACTACTTCGACGTCTTGAATAACTCCAAAGACGGCATCTTCGCTGATTGGTTCGAGACGCGACCCGCTAAGTCTAACCACATTGAGCTACGTCTTAATGCGGTTCGGTTCTTCCTCTCCGAAACTACGGAAGCAGGTAACCCTAAGTTCGTCTTAGATAAGACTGAGTGTTCACGTCTCCGTCGAGGCTTTAACGCTGGCTACGCCTATAAGCGTAAGCAGGTCACTGGCGAAGCACAGTACAAAGACGTCCCCGATAAGAATGACTTCTCCCATCCTCATGATGGACTTCAGTACATCTGCTTGGAAGCTCACCCGAAATACAAAGAGCTTGTTAAGCACACTTCATTCGTTACACGTTCTCTCGTAGACGGAGTAACCAACTACTAGGGACTCCTATGATTAATAAAGAAAAAGAAGACTATGACTTAGAGTTTTCAAGAGACTCCGATGTCCCTGATGAGGATCTAACGGACGATCAGAAGGCTGCCCGATATGCAGAAGACTTCGCTACTGCTCTCGATGTAGAACGGTCCAGAATAATTCAGCAAGTGGAATCTGAAGTCCACGCTAAACTCTCTAAAAGCTATAATCTGTATGTCGGCGTAAAGGACTCTGACGGTAACGATACATTCGAGCGGTCTATCCCGCAGCCGACGTCAGGAAGTGTCATATACCAGAACATCACTCGACAGATTACGAATGATGGCGTTAATCAGTTAGGGGACTTGTTGTTCCCTTCTGATGATAGGAACTATGGAGTGAAGGAGGTGCCGCTAACGCCTCCTCCAGTCTCCATTGCTATGGAAGGGGCAATTGACGCTAAAGGCGAAGCCCTTACTGACGCTGAAGGTAATCAGTTAAGTAATCAGCAATACTATGAACGTCTACAAGTGAAGCTTCGTCGGAAGGTGAAGCGGATGTTCACCAAGATGGATGGCGCACTCATCGCCGCTAAGTACCCCGAGAAGGCACGTCAAGTCATCCGGGATGCAGGCATCTTCGGCACAGGCATTCTCAAAGGCCCTATCCCCGGTAAAGTATCACTAGGTCGATGGGCTAAAGCTAAAGGCGGTCAGTGGAAGCTGCGCCCGAGTGAGAAGCTAGAGCCTGATGTCAAAGTCGTCTCCCCTTTTGACTTCTTCCCTGATATGTCTGCCAGTAACTTAGATGAAGCTGGTTACATCTGGGAGCGGAGCTACTTGCATCCTGAAGACCTCGCTAAGGACGCTAAGAAGAAAGGCTGGAACCCTGAGATAGTCGAACGTCTCCTCGCCTCTGGCGTCCACCAAGTAGATACCGACGGTTCCATACGGGACCAAACGCGAGCAGCCCGAGGCCTAAACTCCCTCCGGTCTGAAGGCCGTTATGTCATCTGGGAACGTCATGGCTGGCTGAACCATACCCAGTGCGAACACCTTCCTATGGAAGTTCCCGAGAAGTTCGCTGATGGGGGTTACGGCATCGTCACAATGTGTAACAGCCGGGTACTGAATGTCGTCTTCAGTCCTTATGAGAATCCTGAGCACATGTACTCCGTCTACAACTGGGATGAAGACCCGTTCTGTATCTTCGGAGACGGCATACCGATCCTCATGGACCAGCCCCAGCATATCTATAACTCTGCCTGGCGGATGGCGGTGGACAACGCAGGTCTCGCTGCTATCCCTCAAGTCGTCATCAACAAGAAGACTATTGAACCGGCAGATCCTAGCGAAGCAGGAGACTATACCCTACGTCCTGGTAAGCAGTGGTTCCGAACTGGCTCTGAATATTCCAATGAGGGGTCAGCAGATCCTTTCGCCCTCATGGCCATCCAGCAGGACATCCAGCAGCTCTTTGTCATTATCGACAAAGCTACTAATGATGCCTACGAGCTGTCAGGAGTTACCCGCGTAAACAAAGCCAATGCAGGCCTTGATAACGCCCCTGTCACTTTAGGTGCCACACAGATCGTGCAGAACAATAACAGTGTCAGCCGTCGAGGCCAGGCACGTCGTTGGGATGATCAAATCACGTCTACTCTGATTCGAAGAGTCTACGAGTTCTTCATGCAATTTGAAGACGACGATGAGATTAAAGCAGACATGGCTATCGAGCCTAGAGGGTCTACCGTCTTGCTCTCGAAAGAGCTAGTCGCAAGTAACCTAATGCAACTCTACCAGGTTACCTCTAACGGGAGCGAGCAAGGCGTCAAGCCTTTAGCTCTGCTTCGTGCCATTGCTTCTTCCATGCAGTTCTCTGAAGGACGCTTCGTTGAGACTGAGGATGAGGAAGAGATGCGGATTGCTAACGCCCAGGATGCAGTATCCCCTGAACAGCAGATGCAGCAGCAAGAGCTTGAACTTAAGCAGCAAGAGCTTGAACTTAAGATGCAAGAGCTTCAGCTTCGTGAGCGCGATGTCGCCACTAAAGAAGCACAGATCGAGCTGGAGCATAGTCGTCTCCAGGTGGATGCGCAGATGCAACAGCAGAAGCTTCTCCTAGAGTCTCAGAAGCACCAAGACAGCGTGCAGGTCAAGGTCGCTCAGATGCAAGGTAAGGCTGAGGAGGTAATGAATAAGCTCTCGGTTGATATGGAGAAGTTAAACAAAACTGACTCAACCAATCGGGACATTGCACACGCTGGTATCCAATCGAAACGTGAAGGGGACTCCTATAAGGACTCCATCCGGGCGAAAGAGATTGAGATCAAAGCACGGGATACAGCCCTCTATGAAAGAGAGCTTAACCATAAGATTTCAACGGGACAAGAGGGCGTTTGATGTCGCTCTCTATCTTTGATTCCCAAAACTCTTCCAGCTACATCCGTCATTTAGAGAATCACCTCACAGAGCTACAAGAGCTGATACTAGACGTTAAAACTCCAATGGACCGCACCCTTGAACTGCGCGTCCGCTACAAGACCACTAAAGAGATACTGCACCTGGCCACTGGTCGGCTCCAGTCCCTCTCTACTTAAAACGCTGAGGCGAATATGACAACTGATCAAGATAGCTACGACGTAGAATGGCAGTCTTCCGACATCCCTGATACCGATGGCAATCCGACCTCGTTCCGAGAAGAAGCCGCGTCTTCGGAGAACACTTACGATGATTCTGAAAGTACCCCGAGTGAAGTCCCCTCCCCTGATGCGGATCAGGTAGAAGACGACATTTGGCGCACAGCTCCAGAAGCCCTTCGTGAGCAGTATGAGAAAGTGAACAACGACTTCAATTCAATGAAGGGCCGTCATAAGGCCGCTGAGAAACGAGCCGCTGACCTACAGCGAAGCTTGGAGCAAGAGGCGACCACACGGTCCGAATTAGAAGAGAAGACCCGCCGATTAACATCCTTTGAGACTGACCATCCCGACTACTCGCAAGACGTCGCGCAGTTGGTCTCAGCAGGTGTTCAAAAGGAAATGAAAAGTCGCGAACAAGCTGCTGCAACGGCTGCTAAAAAAGGCGCTGAAGAGAATGCGATGGGAGAGATATTATCTGCTCACTCAGACGCTCTAGTCCTCTATCGGTCTCCTGAGTTCGCGGCATGGGTCAAAGGTCAATCACTCGACATACAAGACGCCGTACAAGGCGATTCCCCTCAAGAAATCATTCAAATCTTTTCTTCGTACAAATCCTCTCGACCCCCTTCTGGCCTAGAACAGATCTCATCGTCTAGTAACTCTCGACAGTCAGCTCCACGAGCGACTGGTCGGCTATCAGATGATGAATCTTATCGGCAGGAGTGGGAGTCCTCATTATAAATAAGGGTCCACAATGGCTTTAAATTCTTTTGGTGATATTACTGGTAGCGTAGCGGCTAAGTTAGAGAAACAAGCTCTGGAACACGCTAAGTACTACCAGGTTCTTTCTACTTCTGCAAAGAAGTTCTCTCTGCCTAAAAACAACACTGATACGATTCGGATGCGTCGGGCTATTCCTTACACAGTAGCGAATACTCCGTTGACTGAGGGTGTACCCCCGTCATCTACTGACATCCGTTACGAAGTAGTCGACATCTCTCTGTTGCAATACGGTGGTTACACTGAAGTCACTGACATCCTGGTTGACTTGCATACCACTCCAGTCCTGTCTGACATCAACATGCTGAACGCTGAACAAGCCGCCGCAACTAAAGAAGCTCTCCTATGGGGCAAGCTGAAAGCTGCGACTAACGTTCAATACGCTGGTGCTGCTGCCTCTCTTGTTACCACTAACAGCGTCTTAGACGTCGGTGAGTTGCAAGCGGCAGTGAAGACACTGAATCGAAACAAGGCCCGTAAGGTAACCTCTATCGTGACCGGTGGCGTCAAAGTGAATACCTCGCCTGTTGAAGCATCATTCATCGCCTACCTGCACACCGATGCAGAGCCGTTGATTCGAGCTATGGCTGGTTTCACCCCTGTCTCTCAGTACGGCACCATGCAGACTATCTCTCAGCACGAGTTCGGCGCTGTCGAGAACGTCCGCTTCATCACGTCGCCTGACCTGGACTATGACGCTGGCTTGGCTGCCTCAAGCAAAGATGCCTACACCTGTATTATCACAGGTCAGGACTCTTATGGTTGTTTGAACCTAGCCGGCGCGGGTGTCTTCACTCCAGTCGTCCGCTCTGTCGGTAAGCCTTCCAAGTCAGACCCTCTCGGTCAGACTGGTTCAGTCGGTTACAAGATGTATAGCGCTGAAGCTGTCTTGAACCAAGACTGGCTGGTGAACGTCAAGTTCGTCCTAGCATAAACCCCCTGCCTCCCTATAGCCCCCTATGGGGAGGCTTTTACTTTAACTATGGAACCTCTTAATGGCTATTAAAAAAACTATTACTCAATCATCTGTTGCGGACCAAAGCACTGAAGACCTCTTACTGTTTGCAAAGGAGAATTGCTCATTAGAATTTGAGGAAGGAGCAGGTCGTAACTACATCATCGCTCAGATTGCCGAAGCTATGTCATGGGCTTATGTACGCCCTGAAGAGAACGCGACTCATGTCCGTCTCAAGGTTCTTCGCTCCCCTGATGCTAACGGTGACCGAGGAGCGCGAGTCGGCTTCAACGGTGACATGATTACCATCGAGCGAGAGAAGGAAGTAGTCGTCTCTATTGGCCACTACAATGTCATGGTCGACTGCAACGCCCGAGGCTTTGTTCTCAGTACAGAAATATCAGCGGATAGCCCCACGTCGAAGCGAATCCCTAAATCAATGTACCCACTCCAGGTTGTTGAATTTATAAACAAAGGCGAAAAAAAGAAAAAGGCTAAATAGAATGAATTACCTTCAGCTATGTAATGATCTACTACTAGAGTCTGGCTTAAAGGACTCGATGGCGACTGTAAATAACCGCACTGACGATGAGCTGAAAGCTACTACATGGATTCGCGATGCCTGGCTGGAAATACAGCGAGCACGTCTATGGGACTTTATGTATGCTGAAGGTGTTTTCCTATGTGGGACTTCGGACACCATAACAGCCGCAAATCTCACAGAGACCCAGGGGGTGACTTACATCCCCAGCTCTCTAGTCATCACCTACAAGGGAGTCCCTACTACACTCCTTCCGGCTAAGTATAAAGATGTGAAGCGGAGTCGGACCTTCACCCCTAAGTCTGGGAAGCCTACTTTCTTTGGCATCTCCCCGACGAAGGACATCATCTTATACCCTGCTTCAGACGACGCTACGTCATCGTTAAGCTACTCCTACTATTCCTCCCCCGTGACTTTATTAGCTAACGAGGATACCCCTATTCTCCCAACAGAGTTCCACAAGATGATTACGTGGAAAGCCGTTGAGTGCTATGCGGTAAACGAAGGCGGTTCAGCAGGTGACCTGTACAACCAAGCCATCCGAAACTATAACGCCATCTTCGATCGCCTAGTAACACGACACACCGGAGGCTACTATGAGTGAGACTTTTATAGCCTTCAAAGGAGGCTTTGATCAGTTCAAACCGAGCACGGAGGTCAACCCTGGCTCTATCGTAAACGGTGTGAATATCTACGAGGACATCCGAGGAGGCTACCGACGAGTTCAGGGCTATCAGCGGAGTATGCCTACAGATAAGGTGCTCTCGGATTGGAGCGTCTTTGTCATAACCGTAACCGACTACGCCTCAGCAAGTGGAGATGTCTATTCAGGGTATCAGCTCATTGAAGCGAATGGTGGGACCGCTCGTTTTAAGAAGGTGACTTACGAGAGCATCCCGTCAGACCTTACGACATGGCTTCCTCAATTAGGGGTTACGGTCTTCTCCATTGAAGAGGATGCCGCCAGTCCTACTGAGTTCGCCATATTCAACCAGGACAAAATCAATGCCTACGCTGCCTACTGCATAGGGACAACATCACCAGAGCTGGCACGTCCCCTAGTCAACGGATCTAACCCTTTGAACATAGTCCCATCTTCGGATGGAAAGGCCCTCACAGGCAACGTGAGCGCCCTTAACGGAGCGTTAGACACAGACCCTTTAGCTGATCAACCTGCCCTTGTTAGAATCACTACAACAGCCTCCTACGTCCCCTTGCGGGGAGACACTTTAGCGGCTGGTGTAGACATTATTGAGATATGGTCAGACTACGATGGAGGCGCTATTTTAGCGAACAGCTACCTCTGTTATCTAACCTCAGCAAAGAGCTTTACCCACGCGGATGTGACGCGAGTTGATTCAATAAAGGTGGAAGCAACTTCCGGCTCTATAGGCTACGGATCGTTCACTACCACGTACATAGATAAGCCTCAGACCTTCGCCTGGATCAACGGTATCCCTCTGGTGAATGCAGAGTCCAAATGGCTCCCTATCTATCTACCCGATGGCAATACCGTAAACTGCATGGCCCGTTTCCGGGACCGCCTAGTAGTAGGCACAGACGATGGCAGATTGATCCTCTCCGTGCCTAATGAACCCTATAGCTTTCACGGGAGTCTATACGCTGTCGAGATCCAAGTCGGCGCTCCTATAACAGGACTTCAGACTACAGGTGACGGTAGGTTATTTATCTTCACAGAGAATAAGACCCAAGTCCTCTCTGGGTCCACGAGTGACTTCCAACTAAACGATGTGAGCACTTCGGTAGGTGCTTTGCTCAACGGCTCATGCTACTTGGATGACGTGTACACAATCGACTCCCGAGGAATTCATCGCATTAGCCTCTTAGATGCCACTTCTGGATTCGACTTGCAGCCTGTAAGTACACCTGTCGGTGCTCGCTTTAAAACACTAAGGCCTGCCTTTACAGGCATAACGGTTCATAAGGATATGTCACAGGTGCGCTTCTGGTTCGGCGCTATCGCCTTATCTCTCACCCTTATCTTTGAAAGTGAAGGCCGACGCCTTAGTTGGTCTGAAATAGAATTCGGTAAAGCTCCTAAAGGATTTGCATCAGGGACTGAGACGCATATTACTTTCGGAGACGACGAGCATATATATAAGATGGATTACGGTGAATCATTTGCCGGAGAATCTTACATGGGCTTCTTCCTTAACGAGTTTAACTCCTTAGGGAACCCTGCCCAGGATAAACGATACCGCAATATGTTCCTTGAGTTTAAAGCGAAGACCGCATATGGGATTTCTTTGATCTATTCAACGGACTACGCGAAAAGCGAATATTCAAAAGACATAACAGCCTCTCCTACAGACCAGTACGGCTTCGGCTACGACATCGCTTCCTATGATGATTCCTTCTACGACATCATCCCTATGGAGCGCGCGAAGGTCTCACTCAGTGGATCAGGTTTTAACTTTAGAGCTGGCTTCAGATTAGAAACCGCCTACCTTCCTTCACCTATATTTTACGGGTACGTCCTACGATTCGACCCGAGAGGTAACATATGAGTTTCTTCGATATATTTAAAACGTTTGTCCCGTTAGAGCGCTTACGTGCTGAGACATTTAATGACTTCCAGCTTCTTATTAAAGAAGCTTTCGATCGCCTAGGCACGAAGCGTACTGATGCCAAGCATGGTGTCGAAGGGTCGTTCGCAGTAGGTGCTCCTACCGATGCTGATAGTGCCACTCGGCAGCAGGACTTGGATGCCGGTATATTCATAAGCACTGTTAATAAAGATGCATCAGAGGCGTCTGCAAGCGCTGCTAGTGTGTCTGAAAGCAACGCTGCTTCCAGTGCCTCTACCTCTGCAAATGAGGCAGCAGCCTCTTCTTCTAGTGCGTCTTCTTCAGCAGCCTCCCAGGCAAGCGCTACGTCTTCTAAGAACTCTGCAACGGCTTCAGCCTCAGGTGCTGCATCTTCAGCGTCTGCTGCTGCCGCCGACCTGGTACTAACTAATGCCGACGTGGTGACTACACACGCTGATGTTGTTCTAACGAATGCAGACGTTGACCTAACGAATGCTGATGTCCTTACGACTCATGCTGATGTCGTTCTGACAAATGCAGACGTAGTAACGACTGGCAATGATGTGTCTACCACTACTAGCTTGACCAACACAGCAACAACTAAAGCTAGTGAAGCATCAAGTTCAGCCACAGCGTCTAGCAACTCAGCAGCCGCAGCCGCAGCGTCTTACGATTCGTTTGACGATCGATACCTCGGACCGAAGTCTAGTGAACCTACCCTGGACAATGATGGTAACGCTCTGCTCACTGGTGCTATCTATTGGAGCACTCCAGAAACAGCGATGAAGGTGTACACAGGTTCTATATGGAAGTTGGTTACGACTGTTGTTGAAGGTGTCTATGACGTCACTGAATACACTAACATCGCAACGCAGACCACCATTACAACCGCTTACGATGTCGGCCTGGTTCAGGTCTTATACAACGGCGTTCAGCTTAACCTAGGCGACTTCACAGCAACCAACAGCACCAGTATCGTCTTGGCTGTTGCTGTCGTCTCTGCGACTGATGTTATTACCGTGATTCGCTGGGGTGCTGTGACGACCTCAACTTTCCTGGGCACTGCTGCTACAAAGAACACAGGCGTTACAACAGGTACTCTGCCATTCGCTGAAGATGTTGTTCTTATTCAGCCAAGTGGGAATGTCGGGATTGGCACGACTTCTCCAAACGGCAGACTCGGAGTAACAGGTGGAACAACTAACGCATCTACGTTACTTACTGCTTATGATAACGCCGCTGTTACAATCGTCCCAAAAAGTACTTCGGGGTATTCTCTTG